ACTGATTGGGAAGATATTGCCGCCGGTCAATACTCTACCTATGCTATTAAAAATGGCGAGTTATTTGCATATGGCTATCAACCTGATAGACAACAAGGCCGCGGCAACACAACAACATACACAAGCTTCACGTCAGTAAGCGGTTTTACTACAGGATGTGAACTGATAAGTGCCGGCAGAAGTTGGAGTATAGTTGTCCAAAGTGGAGCAGCCTACACAGCCGGCCAAAATTCAAACTACAGAACAGGTCAAGGAACCCAATCAGGAGATACAACAACATATACTCAATTAACGGGCTTTTCAAACGTTATAGCTGTATTTGCAGGATATCGAGATGGATTGCTAATTGAAGAAGCAACGGCCGGCGACGGGTATGGTGCAGTGTATGGCTGGGGTTATAATAATGCAAATAACATGGGAATGTCTGGAACAAAAACAACGCCTACGCTTACCTCTATTACGTCAAATGCAACTGTAGTAACTAAAAACGATGTTAGATCAATGGTCGTAAAAAGTGACGGCACCCAGTGGTATGCAGGATATAGTACCGGTAATTTATCATGGATTGCTACCTCGAGCTCCACCGGTGGTGCATTTTCTCAAGACGGCTCTGCTACAGATCACCAATATGTTCAACTTGACGGCCCAATCGGGACTCAGTACATAGGCGTTTTAAAGAAAAACAATAAACATTATATAGTAGCAAACAATCTTAACGGGTTCGTATTAAACGGCCAAACATCGACAGCGCAGCGAGCAAGTACAGTAGATGCAATCGAAGATTGGCCAATTTGGTCTGATAATGGTCTGACCATAGATAGAGTTAATATGACTCACGGTTATAATGCAGGAATATTTATTACAGTATCATGATATATTACATAGAAATAACTGATCCATCCGAATTGGATAATGTATGGACTGATCCTTCAGTCGAACATATAATATTTACATATCACCAACGTGATATAGAAGAATGTATTCAAGTTAATGGCATACCTTATGCCACTTACGAAACTTTAGTAGTTGCAACTGGCGAAACATATCGATGGGAATGTATACCACTTAACGGAGTAAAAGAGACTCATATTCTTAATGAAGGTGAATACGGTAAACATCCTACATTAACTTCTTTAACTCAAGCTGAATTCGATGCGTTATAACTTTTGTCATATTTATAACAAAGGAATCGTATGTTAGGAGAATGGTTAGCTAATCAATTACTCAACGAAAGTCAAATTAAGACAGTCGTCGTAATATACCCCGGCCGATTTCAGCCAATGGGTAAACACCATGCCGAAGTATATAAAAAATTAGCTTCTAAATTTGGTAAATCAAATACATACATTGCAACATCTGATAAAGTAGCGTTACCAAAGTCACCATTGACCTTTAACGAAAAGAAACGTGTTATTAATAAGCATGGCATTACAAATGTCGTTCAAGTTAAGAATCCATACCAAGCAGCAGAAATAACAAGTAAGTATGATCCAGACACAACCGCGGTATTGTTTGCCGTTGGTAAAAAAGATATGATGGAAGATCCTAGATTTAAAGTAGGATTTAAAAAAGACGGCTCGCCATCCTATTTCCAATATTATGATGATAATAAAGATAACATGATGCCTTATACTCGACACGGTTATTTATATGTCGCACCCCATGTATCACTAGACGTTCCTGGATTCGGAGAAATGTCTGGTACGATATTAAGACAGGCATTAGCAACAGCGACCCCGGAAGATTTTAAATCGATCATGGGATTCTTTGATCCTTCAATTTATAATCTTCTCAAAAAAAAATTCTCGACGTTAGCAACAGAAAACATTGAACGTTTTATAGTTGAGACGAGTAGCAATTTACCGTTAGGTAAATCTATGGTAGATGATGGCCCTAGATATTTTTACGGTAATCAGGCTACATATCGAGCTAAAAATAAACAAATGGCTGAGAGGTTAGGGTTTTCAGTTCTTAATTACATTATTAAAGATAATCCTATAGAAGTTCATACAACAGAATATCCTGATGGCCCACCGATGGCAGTTTCGTATTTTCCTAGCGGTGTCGCCGGAGCAGATTATGCAGGTACTAACTATGCCAAAGATATGCGAGGAAACCCGGCATATCGCGAATGGTCTAAGCATATAAGTAAAGTTGCACAGCAAGTAGGATATAAGTTTTTAAATTTTCTAGGAGCAAATGTGTCAGTAGCAAGTTCACAAAACGAGCCAACTAAGCCAGTGACAGTAAAAGAATCATTGTTTACTGCTGATTGGTGGAGTACTATTATAAAAGAGTCTCTTATAACAGAAGGAGGTGCATCAGGTCATATGGCACATCCATTTGATGATCGAGATTTGACTTTTGCAGAAATGAAAGAAATTATTCGTTTATCATTAGAAGGGCGATTAGATTTAGAAGCTGATGTAACAGAAAAGACGGATGGCCAAAATCTCAATGTAACATTTAAAGATGGGAAGGTAGGTGCTGCTAGAAACAAAGCTACGATACGGAATCCATTAGATGTACAAGCTATTGAACGTAAGTTTGCGGATAGAGGCGAATTAACGAAAGCATTTTCATATGCAATGCGTGATTTAGAACAAGCTATCTTAGCATTACCGCAAGATAAACGAGAAGAAGTATTTCAAAATGGAACTAGATTCTTAAACTTAGAAATTATATACCCCGGTACAAAGAATGTCATTAATTACGGCACCTCGGCGTATTTGCAATTTCATGGTCTAAACGAATTTGATTTAGAATCTGCAACTAAAACAGATACTTATCCAGAGTATGGACCGTTATTGCAATCATTAATAGCAGATGTGAATGCTGATGTTCAAAAACATTTTAAAATTATTCCGCCAAAAAAATTAATGATTCAACGTAGTATTGATTTCGAAAAATTAGAACCTGAATTTATTGCTCGTGTCAATAAACTTCAAAAAGAGTTTGGATTAAAAGACTCTGACGAAGTTATGAAATATCATGAAGAATGGTGGCGCCGTAAAATAGATTTAGATTTTCCGTCCGCTACTACGGAAGTAAAGGAAGGCTTGTTACGGCGATGGGCATATAATGATAAATCGTTTAGGTTAAATGGAAAATCAGTACCGGATGTTAATATGCTTAATAAGATTAAAGCGTACGATAAGCAAGACTTTGCTAAGCAGAACAAAGCAAATGTAGCTCGATTCGAAGAAATTTTTCTAAAGCTAGGAGCAGAGGTGTTATCAAACGTAAAAGAATTTTTAGCTGCCTCGCCGAATGAAAGTGCACAAGAACTAAAAAGAGATATCGCCCAAACAATCAAAGAGTTACAGAAGGCAAAGGATATCGGCTCACTTGATAAGGTCAAATATGAACTTAAAAGAATTGAATCTATAGGTGGATTTGATAAGATTGTTCCATCCGAGGGTTTAGTGTTTATGTATAAAGGTAATTTATATAAATTAACAGGATTATTTGCACCAGTCAATCAATTGTTAGGATTATCTAGGTATAGTCGTTAACTACATATTTATTTAAAAGAATAGAGATAAACTATGAAAGAATCAGAATTAAGATCAATGATCCGTAAACAAATAAAAGAATCATTAAAAGAAAATGATTCGTTTTTAAAGCAAGTGGGCGGATCGGTCCGGGCTAAGTTAGGAAGCCGTCGTCAGATGTTAGATAGAATTTTAGCAACTATAGACACTAACAGATTAACAAGATTGCCTAGAGTACAAAAAGTCGATTTACTCGTTGCATTAGTACAAAAATTCGGCATATCAGAACAAGATTTTGCATCAATTAAATCTAGAGTACAGCGTAATTTAGGTGTAAGCGAATCAATTGATGAAGCTGATGGTACGAAGTTGAGCGGTTCATTAGCATCACGCGGTGAAAAACTTGAAAAGACACAAGCATTTAAAATGTTAATGAAGGCAGTAGAAGCAAAGCCAACGGCACAACAAGTAGATTTTGCAATTGACTTCCTTAGCAAGTTGCCTTTAGATGACGCCGGCAAGCGTCGTTTAAAGATGAAAATTCGTCAATTTCTTTAATCATGAGCAATAAGTTACAAAATATCAAAGCTGTACAACAGCTGCTAGATGGCACACATAAATCTCAGACTCGTACAACGATAGGATTTAATAAAGATTCTAAGCACGAACGTCACGAAGTCGGTGACGTTTGGGAAGAAGTAATGCCAAATGGTACAACATATATAGTTACGCAGAAAAAAGGATTTCGTATTAGAAAGCCTAAAAACAGTGTTAAATCAAAAATTAAAGATTTACTTAAAGTACCAGAACAGTGTCCGTCATGCGGAACTGAAATGCGTAACGAAGAAAAACGATTAAACTTTAAGTTTTGGTTTAAACGAAAAAAATGTTTCGGTTGTGTGATAAAAGAAGAGCAAGAAATCCGCAATCAAGGTCATGAGGCGTGGCAAGAGTATGAGCAGCGTATAATGTCCGAAAATGCTGAGTCATGGTTTAAAGATACTGATGCGGAAGTTGAACTGTTAAAAACACAAATAAAAGAAACATATTGGCAAAATGCTGACGGCGAAAATGGCCAAGTTGATATTTCATCGGTTATAGAAAAAATTGAAACTGACTATATAGAATTAAAATCAAATATTCGTAAACAATTTGGAACGATCGATGAACAATAAAGATCAGATATTAAGAGCCGAAATAAAACGCTTAGTAAATGAAGTACTTTCGGAAGCAGAAGCGGGCGAAGACTTAGAAAAAGAATTGTCTAAAGTAGGAACTGAATTAGCCGCGGCAATTAAAAAAGCTGATATCGACGTTTCCGAATTAGAAGAAAAATACCAGCGGGCGATTGATGAGGGAGCTGATAAGAATCAGCTTAATGAAATTGTTATAGAAACAATTACGGCAATCTTATTAAAGATAATGACGCTTAATGCTATTATAGGATTGATTACAAAAGGCGTAAAGTTTCTTTCAAAAAAATTAAATTGGCAAAAAGGTGAAAATTTTGCTGAAAAAGTTTTGCATTATGTCCATGAAGTTGAAGCTGGATTTAAAAAGCCATTGGATGCAGTATTAAAGTTGTTTATTAAAGATGCACAAACACGAAAATCAGTTGTCAATATAATGTATGCTATCTTAGTTGCATCATTGGCTGTAGGATATGGCACGGAAGCAATTCAATCTCTCAAAGATGCGGAATGGTTTAGTGGCGGCGTAAAAGGTCTTAAGGTATTAGCTAAGTCTGATGAAGTAATGGCTAATCTTAAAAATCCTATAATTGTTAAAGCAATTAAAGCATTTGCATAATTTGTCGTTCTGACAAAAATTTCTTATATTTAGGTTATAATGGCGCAACGTAGTATTAAAGAAGTAATTCGCGAAGAATACAAGAAATGTGCACAAGACCCCGTGCACTTCATGCGTAAGTACTGCATTATTCAACATCCTACAAAAGGTAAGATGTATTTTAACCTATATCCATTCCAGGCAACGGCATTAACTACATTACAGCATAATCGATATAATGTAATTCTTAAGTCACGTCAATTAGGCATTTCAACATTGTCAGCCGGCTTCGTATTATGGAACATGTTATTCAAAGATGATTATAACGTTCTTGTAATTGCCACGACACAAGAAGTTGCTAAAAACTTAGTAACTAAAATCAGAGTAATGCACGAAAATTTACCGTCATGGCTTAAAGGTAAAACGTTAGAAGACAACAAACTTTCCTTGAGATTTAAAAATGGCTCACAAGTAAAAGCGGTATCAAGCGCCGGCACTGCTGGTCGTTCTGAAGCATTATCATTGCTCGTTATTGATGAGGCTGCATTTATTAAAAATATTGAAGAAATTTGGGCATCCGCTCAACAAACATTGGCAACTGGTGGAGGGTGTGTTGCTCTTTCAACGCCTAATGGTACTGGTAACTGGTTTCATAAAACATGGGTAGATGCCGAGGCCGGAGGGCAGTTCATGCCTACAGAACTACACTGGACCGTACACCCAGAACGAGACCAGAAGTGGCGAGATGAACAGACTGGTCTATTAGGTGAAAAGATGGCCGCACAAGAATGTGATTGTGACTTTATTACATCTGGTCATACTGTTATTGACGGTCCTATTTTGCAATGGTACGAACAGACTTATGTTAAAGACCCAATGGAAAAGAGAGGGTTTGATTCTAACTACTGGATATGGGAGTATCCAGACTATGGAAAAGATTATGTAGTAGTAGCGGACGTAGCACGAGGCGATGGCGGCGACTACTCTGCATTCCATGTTATTGAAATAGAAAACATGGTTCAAGTTGCCGAATACAAAGGAAAGATAGGCACTACAGAATACGGTAATATGTTAATATCTGTTGCAACAGAATGGAACAATGCATTACTAGTCATTGAAAATGCTAACATTGGTTGGGCTGCAATTCAAGTTGTGATAGACAAGAACTATGATAACTTGTATTATTCGTACCGGCAAGATGCATATGTAGATGAAGATATACATTTATCTAAAGGTTATGACTTAAAAAACAAAGCGCAAAAAGTACCAGGATTTTCTACAACATCTAAGACCAGGCCATTGGTCATATCAAAGTTAGAGACGTATTTTAGAGAAAAAACGCCTATTGTACATAGCAAACGTTTAATTGATGAATTGTTTGTGTTTATATGGAATGGTAGCAAGGCAGAAGCACAATCGGGCTATAATGACGATTTAGTAATGGCGTTTGGAATTGCATTATGGGTACGCGATACTGCACTGCGTTTACGGCAGCAGGGCCTGGAGCTATCTAAAAAATCGTTAGGTTATTTTGGAAAAGTACAACACGATACAGGTGTATATACAAATAAAAATTCTAACGGCTCATGGGAATGGCGTAATGGCTATGGAAAAGATGATCTAACCTGGCTAATATGATATTTATAACAAAAGAAACTGATTATGGCAGATACATCATTAAGATCAAGACTATCTAGACTATTTTCGACGAATGTAGTTGTACGTCGTATAGCAAAAAATAGACTCAAGGTAGTTGATACGAATCGTTTGCAATCAATGGGGTCGCTTTCGAATAACAGATATATAGATCGTTTTTCCGGAATGCATAAAGCCCAATCTGGATTTGCAACATATAATCAAAATTATACATTCTTTACATCTAAATTAGAGTTATATTCTGATTATGAAGCAATGGACATGGATCCGATTATTGCATCGGCATTAGATGTTTATGCAGATGAATGTACAGTTAAAGACGCCGATGGCGACACTTTAACTATCAATTCGCAGAACGATGAAATCAAAAAAGTTTTGCATAATCTTTTTTATGATGTACTTAATGTCGATTATAATCTTTGGCCATGGATTCGTAATGCATGTAAGTACGGCGACTTTTTCTTGCATTTAGACATTGAAGATGAAATTGGTATTGTAAATGTGACGCCGTTAAGTGGTTATGAAGTTCGACGTGAAGAAGGTTTTGACCCAGCAAATCCATATGCATATAAATTTGTATGGGAAGGTACTCATACAGCATATGCATCGGCTCGTTCGAATCAAGATCAGAGAGAATTTCAAAACTTTGAAATAGCACATTTTAGATTATTATCAGATACAAACTTCTTACCGTATGGTAAGTCTATGATTGAGCCGGCACGTAAAGTATTCAAGCAACTCATGTTGATGGAAGATGCTATGTTAATTCATAGAATAATGCGCGCCCCGGAACGTAGAATATTTAAAGTAGATGTAGGAAATATTCCGCCGGCCGAAGTCGATGCTCATATGAAGAACATTATTGGCAATATGAAAAAAATTCCATATGTGGATGAACGAACAGGTGAATACAACCTTAAGTTCAACATGGAAAACATGATGGAAGATTACTTCCTGCCAGTACGAGGGGGCGAATCTGGGACGGCTGTAGAATCTTTACCAGGTTTATCTAATGATGGCCAAATCGAGGATATTGATTACCTACGCAATAAAATGCACGCCGCGCTTAAAATACCAAAAGCATTCTTAGGATATGATGAAGGAGTTGAAGGAAAGGCGACGTTGGCTGCAGAGGATGTTAGATTTGCTAGAACAATTGAACGTCTTCAAAAGATATTCGTTTCTGAGTTAACAAAAATTGCAATTGTACATTTATTTTCGCAAGGATTTAAAGATGAGGATTTAGTTGACTTTTCTATATCATTAACTAATCCTTCGTTAATTTATGAAAAGCAAAAAGTAGAAACATTAAATGAAAAAATAAGCTTAGCTTCATCATTAAAAGAATCTACGTTATTCTCCGAACGTTGGATTTATGAAAACATATTCGGATTGAGTCAAGATGAATGGCGTGCAGAACAAGAACAGGTAATACAAGACCTTAAGTCTGACTTTAGAAAAGAACAAATTAAATCTGAAGGCAATGATCCTAAAAAGACAAATATGAGTTTTGGTACTCCGCATGATATTGCCTCAATGCATGTTTCTAATAGAAATGGAGAATTATTGCCTGGACAAGAACAAAAACATGTTGCCGGCGCCGGTAGACCAAAAGAACCTGGTACATGGGGGTCACATGATTCGCCTCATGGCAGAGATCCAATTGGCATTAAGTCATTAGATACTGTATTTAATACAGATAAGTCACCACTGCAACATAATTACCGAGGAAATTCTCCGTTAAGTATAGAAAGTAAAGATATGGCCGCATTGATAGGCTCATTGAAATCTGCATTTAAGACATCTACGGTTCTACAAGAATCATTAAATAATAATGATAATTTATCGGATTCTGGTACGATGCTAGATGAAAACCAATTGATGGAAGAATGACGTGATGGTATTTAGTATTAACGCCATATTTATAAAAAAGTATGATCATAACAGGGCGATTACTTCATGAAACGAATGAAACATTCCAAGTATAAGAATACAGGACTAATCTTTGAACTTCTCGTCCGCCAGGTTGCATCTGATACGATGCACAATAAAGACTCAAAAGCGTTACATATTTTAAAACGTCATTTTTCTAAAAGCGCAGAACTTTCGAAAGAATTAAAACTGTACAGGTCCTTACACGAAGAAAAATTTACTAGTGAGCGAAAGGCGGAACTTTTTTTAGATGCAGTTCTTAAATCTAGACGACAGTTAAATGAATCTCAATTACGTAGAGAAAAATATAACTTAGTTAAAGAAATTAACAATATATTAGATACGATAGAGTTTTTTAATGCTCGTATTCCGTCGTATAAGCAACATGCTGCAATATATAAATTGTTTGAGTTTACCGAATCTGACGATCCTCGGCATTACGTTGATAATCGTATGTCATTAGTAGAACATATACAGACACAAACAAAATCAGAAGAAAAAATATCGCTTGTAT